GGAAGATTAGATCCTGCTAATGCTACTTTAGTAAACGAAGATCTACAAAAAAATATTGATAGGTTAGAGTATATGCAAGCCCAAGCTGTTGGCAAGCAACTACAAGCATCTAATGGTGTCTTTGGTGTAGGTTCAAGAGAAGCAGAAACAGACGAAGAATATGCAGCAAGGATAGAAGCATTTAGGAACCTACCTTACCCTGCAGATCTATTAGTTGAAATTGATAAACATAGGGCAATATTAAACCCTGCTGGACAGCCACCACAGTTTAGGAACGGTACTAACGGATTTAGAGACTTTGGAACAGGTACACTGGCAGAACTACACAACCGTGAAGCAGTTGTTCCTGAAGATAGCAACGCTGGTAAGTTTTTAGCAAATGCAGATAAGATGCAAGCACAATTAAATTCATTGACAACTAATAATAATGGTGCTACAATTAATCAAGAAGGTGTCATAAATGCTATAAATCAATTAAATACTACTATGAGTAACACCGCTTCTATTTTAATGTCAATTGAAAAAAATAGTAAGAAACAAATATCTGCACTTGGATCCGTAGGATCGGTGTATTAAGGAAGCTAAATGAGTTGGAAAAAATATTTTACCCCAGTACCAACAGGAGATAACCCAAGCGGAACATTTTCTCCGCTGGCAGGATCTCGAGGATCTATGCCCGGTCCTGCAGCAAGGAATTATAATTCACATCTTCCTGATGTTTATGTTGGTTCACCAAACCGTATTGAACGTTATGGTCAATACAATACAATGGACAGTGACTCAGAAGTAAATGCTGCTTTAGATATTCTTGCTGAGTTTTGTACACAAAAGAATGATCAGAACGGTACTAATTTTAAAATTGATTTTAGACAAAAGGCAACTAATTCAGAAGTAACAATTATATCACAGTATCTACAACAATGGTGTAAAATAAACAAGTTTGAAACTAGAATGTTTAGACTGTTACGCAATACATTTAAGTATGGTGATCAAATATTTGTTAGAGATCCAGAAACTAAAAAATTATTTCACGTTGACTGCGCTAACCTTACAAAAATTATTGTAAACGAAAGTGAAGGTAAAAGTCCTGAGCAGTATGTTGTTAAAGATATGAATCTTAACTTTAAAGATCTTGTTGCAACAACACCACATCAAACTCAAGGTCAATTAAATAACGGCGGACAAGGCAGTTACCAAAGTTCTAGTGCAGGTAAAGGATATCTTGCAGGACAAAGTGCAGGACAAGCAGGCACAAGGTTCAGTAGAGAAGAAAGTGAAATAACAATTTCATCAGAACACATTTTGCATTTGAGTTTATCAGAAGGCTTAGACAACAACTATCCGTTTGGTAACAGTCTACTTGAAACTATTTTTAAAGTTTACAAACAAAAAGAATTACTCGAAGATGCTATTATTATCTATCGTGTACAAAGAGCTCCAGAGAGAAGAGTATTCTACGTTGATGTGGGCAACATGCCATCACACCTTGCTATGCAATTTGTTGAGCGTGTTAAAACGGAAATACATCAAAGACGTATCCCATCGGCGACAGGCGGCGGTCAGAATGTCATAGACAGTTCATATAATCCACTGTCAATCAACGAAGATTACTTTTTCCCACAAACTGCTGAAGGGCGCGGATCAAAAGTTGAAACACTACCAGGTGGTACAAATTTAGGAGAAATTGATGACCTTAGATATTTTACTAATAAGCTTGTACGTGGTTTACGAATTCCTAGCAGCTACTTGCCTACCGGCGCTGACGATTCAGCTAGCCAATACAATGACGGTAGAGTAGGTACTGCATACATACAAGAATTACGTTTTAATACATACTGTGAAAGACTGCAAGGTTTACTTGTAGAAGGTTTTGATCAAGAGTTTAAACGTTATGTATTAGAAAAGGGTGTAAACATTGATACGTCAATGTTTGATTTATCATTCCAGCCACCACAAAACTTTGCAGCATATAGACAAAGTGAAATTGATAATGCACGTATTCCTACATTTACACAAATGAGTGCTATACCTTATGTTTCAAATAGATTTGCAATGAAACGTTTCTTAGGAATGACAGACGAAGAAATTGCAGATAACGAACGTATGTGGCGTGAAGAAAATGACGAAGCTCTAGAGCAACCGCCTACTGACGCAACAGGTGAAATGCGTTCAGCAGGAGTTACTGGTGCTGGAATTGAAGACGACTTAGCTGGAATTGAAGACGAAGCATTAGATACAGATATAGAAGCAGGCGGAGATACAACACCACCTGACACTGTTACAGGACAAGAGTTAGGTTCTGGATCAGCAACAACGGACCAAACGGTATAAATACAGTATGATACTTAGAGAACTATTTTATTTTGATCCAGACACTATTGAGCCTACAGAGGACAATAGGTATGAACCTCAGTATGACGAGTCACCTATTAAGAAAGGTGATACTCGCAAAACCAAATTAACATTACGCCAGATAAACAGAATACGTAAAGCAAGCGAACTACATAACAAAGAAGCAAAAGAAGAACTGCAATTTGTAAGACAAATGTATGGCATTGCTAACCAAGCTGAAGCTGGCATTTAATGGCAAAAATAGACAAGACTCAATACACAAAACAAGAATGGCGAGAAATTAGAAACCAACGCCGTATCCAAAAAGTTGTAGAAAAAAATAAAAAACTTGTCGAAACTAGTCACCGAAAAAATAAAAAAACTGCATTTGTATTAGGCAACGGCACTAGTCGTGCTACAATTGATCCTGCCGATCTTTGGACATATGGTAAAACATACGGATGCAACGCATTATATAGATCTTTTGCACCCGACTTCCTTGTAGCAGTAGATGTAAAAATGATATTAGAAATTAATAAATCTAAATATCAACATACACATTCAGTATGGACTAATCCTAATAAAAGCTATTCTCACATCAAACATCTAAATTTTTTCTCTCCAAGTAAAGGATGGAGTAGTGGCCCGACAGCATTATGGTTAGCAAGTCAACATGGTTACGAAACAATTTATATTTTAGGGTTTGATTATAAAGGGTTAAAAGATAATACATCGTTTAATAACATATATGCAAGTACTATGAATTATAAAAAATCTACAGACGGACCTACTTTTTATGGGAATTGGATGCGCCAAACACGTAGTGTAATCCAAGAAAACAAAGATATTAACTATGTAAGAATAATAGCATCAGATAATTATTCACCCGACGAACTAAATACTTTTGACAATTATAACGAAGTTCTTGTTGAAGATTTCACGAAAATGTTCGAAATATCATAGTGCCAGCCGAAAACAGCCTGTTTTTGGCCTATTTCTGCATACTTTTTTCCGTATAGAGTAAATAGTATTGACAGCCTTACCCAACAGGGTAATACATTCATTTATAGGAGAAAACAATGGCAGATCAAAATAAATTTGAAGAAATGCTTGAGCGCCTTATCAACGAAGATAAAGCAGGTGCAGAAGAGCTTTTCCACGAGATTGTGGTAGAAAAATCACGTAACATATACGAAGGTTTACTAGAGTCAGATCTAGAAGATCTAGACGAAGCTGATGATGAAGCAGTAGACGAGTCAGATGACGAAGCAGTAGACGAGTCAGATGACGAAGATCTAGACGAAGCTGATGATGAAGCAGTAGACGAAGCAACTGATGAAGAAGTTGAAGAAGGATTCGACTTAGACGAATTTGAAGTTGAAGCAGACGACGAGCCAGAACTTCCAGGTATGGAAATGGGCGGCGACGAAGAAGGCGACGACGAAGGTGAAGAAGGTGACATGGAAGATCGTGTAATGGATCTTGAAGATGCGCTAGACGACCTAAAAGCAGAATTTGAAAAAATGATGGACGGCGACGACGAAGCTGGTGATGATGAAGAAGGCGGAGACGCAGTTGACGACATGATAGACGATGTTGAAGACGAAGCAATTGCTTTTGAATCAGACGAAGAAGTCGAAGAAGCAACTGACGAAGAAGTTGAAGAAGCAACTGACGAAGAAGTTGATGAAAGCAAAAAGTCAGCAGGCGAAACAATGCGCGAGTATGTTGAAAAAGTATCAGCTACAATGGGTGACACAGGTACTAACGGTACAAAGTCAGCAGTAGCAGGTAAAAATGACATGGGCGGCACAAGTGCTAATATTGCAAAAAATGCAGTAGCTGGTGATCCAGAAGCAGGCGCAGGTTCAACTGTAAAAGGTTCAGCACTAAGTGATACAAGTGCAAAAGAAGATTCGGCTGGTAACGTAAATGTTCCAGGCGGTAAAGCTGCTAAAGCAGGCAGCAATCAACCTGGCCACGGCGCTGAGAAAAAGGGCAAGCCAGAGACAGCAGCTAATAAAAAACCAACTATTGGCGGCTAAAAAAGACGTTAGGAACCAAACATGGCCAACTTTTTAAGAGAACATTTGACATTTGACCAAGCAGGCATGGTACTTGAGACCGCGGAAAACTCAAATGGAGGCAAAGATCTTTACCTAAAAGGTATTTGTATCCAGGGCGGAGTACGCAACGCTAACCAGCGTGTGTATCCTGTAAATGAGATTGGAAGGGCTGTCAAAACTCTCAATGATCAAATCAGCGAAGGTTTTAGTGTAATCGGCGAAGTTGACCACCCAGAGGGTCTTAACATTAACTTAGATCGTGTAAGTCATATGATCACAGATATGTGGATGGATGGCGATAACGGTTTCGGCAAAATGAAAATCTTACCAACCCCTATGGGACAGTTAGTTAAAACTATGTTAGAAGCAGGTGTTAAACTAGGTGTTTCCTCTAGGGGCTCTGGTGAAGTTGACGGTAACGGCAACGTTACTGGTTTTGAAATAATCACTGTGGACGTTGTGGCTCAACCCAGCGCCCCCGGTGCATATCCAACTCCGATATATGAACATATCATGAATACTCGTGGCGGGATGAAGGCATATGAATTAGCAGAGGCAACAAAAGAAGATGCAAAGGCACAAAAGTTTTTAAAGAATCAATTGGTTAATATAATCAATGGTCTCCAATAAACGAGGAGAATAATATGTTGGACGCATTAAAATCACTCTTCGAAAGCGATGCACTTACAGATGATGTAAAAGCAGAACTTCAAGAAGCATGGGAAGCTAAAATCGGTGAAAACCGTAAAGCAGTCACTGCGGAACTTCGTGAGGAGTTTGCTCAAAAGTACGAGCATGACAAGCAAACAATGGTGGAAGCTATTGACAAGTTGCTTGAGGAACGTCTAGCTGAAGAAATTTCAGAATTTGCAGAAGATCGTCAGCAGTTAGCTGAAGCAAAAGCGAAGTATGCTATTGCTATGCGTGAAAACGCAGACCTTATGCAAGGTTTTGTTATGGAACAGCTTAAAACAGAAGTTTCCGAACTACACGAAGAACGCAAAGCAATGGCTGTACAGCATGCTAAACTTGAAGATTTTGTTGTTGAAGCATTATCTAAAGAAATTGCAGAGTTCCACGAAGATAAACAAGACTTAGCTGAAACGAAAGTACGATTAGTACGTGAAGCTAAGGAACACTTCGCTAAGGTCAAAACAGACTTTATCGAAAGAAGTGCAACAGCAGTATCAGAAACAGTTGACAAAGCTCTACGTAGCGAAATACATCAACTTAAAGAAGATATTGATGAAGCAAGACAGAACGACTTTGGTCGTAAGTTATTTGAAGCATTCGCAAGTGAATACACAAGTAGCTATCTAAACGAAAACTCAGAAACATCTAAACTTTTAAAAGTTGTCGATGCAAAGAACAAGCAGATTAGTGAAGCAAAAGTTGCTGCTAAGAAAGCTATTGAAATTGCAGAAGCACAGCAAAATAAAAATAAAGTACTTTCTGAATCAGTTCGCAGAGAGAAAATTATGACAGATCTAGTTGCTCCTTTATCAAAGGATCAGCGCGATATCATGACAGACTTACTGGAAAGTGTACAAACTGACAGATTAAATAAATCTTTCAATAAGTACCTACCATCAGTTATTGACGGCAACGGACCAGCGAAGCGCAAGGCAGTCTTATCAGAGGCAAAAGAAATTACAGGCAACAGAACACAAGAAAAAACTATGACACCAAAAGCAGACGATTCTAATGTATTAGACTTACGCCGTCTTGCTGGATTAAATTAAGGAGATTATGATGTCAGAACTATTAGAAAGTCGCTGGACAGACACAAAGACTGCTCTTCTTGAAGGCCTAGACGGTAACAAGAAGTCAGTAATGGCTGCCACACTAGAGAACACTCGCAAGTATCTTTCAGAAGCTGCAACAGCGGGTGCAACAAGCGCAGGTAACGTAGCAACACTTAACCGTGTTATCCTACCAGTTATCAGACGTGTTATGCCAACTGTTATTGCTAACGAGTTAGTAGGTGTACAACCTATGACTGGTCCAGTTGGTCAGATTCACACACTACGTGTACGTTACGCAGACGCTTTTAACAGCGCCAACGGAACAGACACAGCAGCTGGTGATGAAGCACTAAGCCCATTCAAAATTGCTGAAGGTTACTCAGGTGCCGCAGCAGACGACAGGGCAGCAGCCACAAGCGCATTAGAAGGCGCGGCAGGCAACAGAATGAGCATTCAGATCTTAAAGCAGACTGTTGAAGCTAAATCACGTAAGCTATCAGCACGTTGGACCTTTGAGGCAGCTCAAGATGCACAGTCACAGCATGGTATTGATGTTGAAGCAGAAATTATGGCTGCTCTAGCACAAGAAATTACAGCTGAAATTGATCAAGAAGTATTAGCTTCTTTAGGTTCACTAGCAGGAACTGCTGCTGAAACTTATGACCAATCAGCAGTAAGTGGCACAGCTACTTTCGTAGGTGATGAGCATGCTGCATTAGCAGTACAAATCAACCGCGTAAGTAACTTGATTGCACAGCGTACACGTAGAGGCGCAGGTAACTGGGCAGTGGTATCACCATTCGCACTAACTATCCTACAGTCTGCTACAACTTCAGCGTTCGCAAGAACAACAGAAGGTACATTCGAAGCACCAACTAACACTAAAATGGTTGGTACATTGAACAATGCAATGAAAGTATATGTAAACACATATGCAGCTGACAACAGTCCAGTACTTATTGGTTACAAAGGATCAAGCGAA